CTTAACGATGCTACTCTTCGCGGTGGTCTTGTTGGTGGTGCTATCAATGGCGTCTTGGTTCCTGCTGGTACAATGAGCGTTTACGATCAAGTACTTGGTAAGAACGCTAAGCGTCCATTCCTTCACGTTCGTTACCGTGCTTCTGAAGCTGAAAATCGTCGTTATAAAACTTGGATGACTGGTTCTGCCGGTGGTGCACAGACTAGCGACTTGGATGCTATGGAGGTCAACTTCTTGTCAGAGCGTGCGCTTTGTACATTAGGTGCTAACAACTTCTTTATCTTCAAAGGATAAGAATAATATGAGAGGGGTTACGGCCCCTCTCTATTTTTTTTAATAATTTAAATTATATCAAATGAACAGAGTAAAACTAGAGGCGAAAGATCGCACCTATATATTAAACATGAGTGAGTCACCATTGAGCTATTATATCGCTCATAAAGACACACCGCGCAAACGTCTTCTTTATTACAATGAAGAGACAAATACCAACCACCCACTTCGCTACGCGCGAAATTCAAACTCACCATTTCAAGATGATCAAGATGCCAACGTTATTGTTGAGCCTATTGTATTTGAAGATGGTGTTTTAATCGTTCCTAAAAATAATCCTGTACTTCAAGAGTTCTTACATTACCACCCAGGTAATGGTAGTGAATTTTATGAATTTGATGCTGAGCGTGATGCACAAGAAGATGTTCAAGAGTTATTCTCAGAAATCGATGCATTACTATTGGCTCGTGATTTAGCAGACAAAGACATTACTACATTAGAGGCAGTCGCTAGATTGGTATTAAGTGGAAATGTTGACAACATGAGTTCTGCTGAAATCAAAAGAGATATGATGCTATTCGCTAAGCGTTATCCGCAAGACTTCATGGAAGCTGCGTCTGACCCAATGCTTAAGATCAATAACTTTGCAGCTCGCGCATTTACAGCAGGATACCTCACATTTAGAGGAAACAAAGACATCCACTATAACTTTAAGGACAATAAGAAGCGCTTAATGACCGTTCCGTTTGGTCATGACCATATCCATGCATTGGCTTCTCATTTGCAGTCTGACGAAGGATTAGAGCTATATAAATACCTAGAAGATAAGTTCTCAGAAAATGCTTAACTTTGGGTATTGTTTAACCCATTAAATTTTTAAAAAATGGAAAAGTTTTTATCTGTACCGGTTACTAGTCAAGGTAATCAATTGATTTCAGCAACCAATGTTATTTTAGTTGATTCTGCTTCAGCTACTGCCACTTCTACTGCAATTACTTATGCTGGTGGTAAAGTTGTTACATTAACTCATGCTGCTCAAGTTGCTTTTAGTATGCGTGATGCAATCCAAACTGGAATTGCTGACTCATTGCAAACATCTTGGACGCATGTTGTTTTCCCAATCGCTGTTCCACAAGCAATTAGTGAAATTGGTGTAGCTTAATCATTAGCTAACTACTACTAAAAGGGCACTTCTAATGGAGTGCCTTTTTTTATTTATCTTTGTACAAAAGCAGTCAGATGATCAATGACGTTCGAAATACCGTCCTATCAATAATTAGCAAAGACAACCGTGGCTTCATTACGCCATTCGAGTTTAACTTGTTTGCAAAGCAGGCACAGCTTGAGATTTTCGGGCAGTATATGTACAATTACAGCAATGCAATCAACAAGCAGAACGGTCGAATGCATGGTGAGGGATATACTGACATCCCTAAGAACATGGCTGAGGTGATTGATACTTTTTCTACATTCGCTCCATTATCATATAATGGTGTTGCAAGTAGATTTAACCTGCCGTCAGATTATTATTTTTTAGAGAAGTTAATATACAATAACAATACTGAGATTGAAAAGGTTAGTCATCGAAAGATATTAAACCTAATCAATTCAAATCTAACCGCTCCTACGACTTCATATCCAGTATACACAATGGATCAGAGTGGTATTATTGTGTATCCAACAACAATCGCACCACCTGCACCTTATTCATCTACATCTATATCAGCGCAGTACTTAAGATACCCAAAAGACCCACAGTGGACTTACTCAACATCTCCACTTGGTGATCCTTTGTTTAATCCTGGAGCACCCGGAACTACTACGTATCAAGACTTTGAGTTGCCGTTAGATGACTTTGCAAATTTAGTTATCAAGATACTAGAGTATTCTGGTATATCAATCAGAGAGCAGGACGTTGTAGCTGCTGCTAAGGCTGAAGAAGTACAAGACATTCAACAGAAACAATAATGGCATATATAACTAACTATCAGTACTATACCAACAATGGTAATGTCCCTGAAGATGCAAATTGGGGATCTTATCAATATGTTACGCTTGACTATATGATCAACAACTTCATATTGAATTATGTTGGGAATGATAAGTTGATTAACAATGTCGATCGATATACCATTCTATTTCACGCAAAGAGAGCCATCCAAGAGTTAAACTACGATGCACTCAGAAATATTAAGGTGCTTGAGTTTGAGCTAGGTGATCAGCTTAAGTTGGTATTGCCTCCTGACTACGTTAATTACGTTCGAATCTCAATGCTTAGAGGTGGTGTATTGTACCCACTCACAGAAGCTAGACAGAGCATCACAGCTACAGCATACCTTCAAGATAATAACGGTCAGATTGTATTTGACTCAAATGGAGAGGTAGTTATTGGTGAGTCAAGACTAGATATCCTGCGCCAAGAGAATAGACTATATGTGGGCCCTGGCGCATACTATAACCAATGGGGTTGGGAGTATGACGGGGAGTGGTATTTTGGATACCCAATCGCGCAGAACTTTGGATTGAATACAGCTGACGCAAACATCAACCCTAAGTACTACATCAACAAAGCAGCTGGTGTAATTGACTTCACGTCAGGAGTAGAGCACTCTTATATTGTACTTGAGTACATATCAGATGGTATGGAGAACGGCGATACAAGCGCTATCTCTATCAATAAATTAGCAGAAGAATATATCTATGCTTACTTGAAATGGGCCTTGCTTACTAATAAGTTTGGTGTCCAAGAGTATATTGTTAGCAGGGTGAAGAAAGAAAAAACAGCTGCCCTTAGAAATACAAAAATCAGATTGAGCAACATGCACCCAGGCCGATTGTTGATGGCAATGAGAGGCAAGGATAAATGGATTAAGTAATTATGGCTGACCTACAAAGAACATTTCTTGCCGGGAGAATGAATAAAGACCTCGATGAGAGGTTGATTCCTGATGGAGAATACCGTGATGCGGTTAACATAACTATTGACACGTCTGAGGGATCTAGCATAGGTGCCGTTCAGAATGCATTCGGTAACTCTCAGCTAGCTATTCCACAGAACATATTAGCCAGCATAGGTGTAACCATAAGTAACGACCTTTCGACCATCGGAGCTGTAACATACGAGGCGCAAAGCCTACTATATTGGTTTGTAGTTGGATCTGACTTTGAGGGTATATTTGAGTACAACCAAGAAAACCAAATAACATCATTAATACTTGGATGCACTAACGGACAATTAGGGTTCACTAAGAACAACCTAATCACAGGTGTGAACTACATTACTGATGGCAAAGGCAGTGGCATATTGGTATGGAATGATAACAAGAACGAGCCTAGAAAGATCAATATAAGTAGAGCTAGAACGTATTCAGTTGATGACCCTCGTATCGACATGGACATCAATCTTATTGTTAGGCCACCGCTAAACGCTCCATACATTAAGTTATCTACACTTACTAGCCCTAACCTTATCCCAAACAATATTGAGGATAAGTTTGTTTACTTCAGTTATAGATACAAGTATGTAGACAACGAGTACTCATCAATGTCTCCATTTTCAGCAGTCGCGTTTGATCCTAAGGTTTTGCAAATTGATAGTCAGACAGGTGAGAATAAAGGCATGCTCAACAAGTTCAATCAGGTTGAGTTATCATTTGAGACAGGAAATCAATTTGTAAAAGAAATACAGCTATTGGTTTGGGAGTCTAGAACTCTCAATGTAAGGATCATAGACAACTTAAACAAATCAGAACTCAGTATACCTGATGATTCAGTACAGTCTTTTGTTTTTATGAACAATAAGACTTACGCAGCACTGCCATCTGATCAAACCACTAGATTATTTGACAACGTTCCGTTAAAGGCATTAGCTCAAGATGTGATTGGTAGCCGACTAGTCATGGGTAATTACACTCAGTTTAGAGATTTAGTTAACTCTGCTGGTATGATTGACATTGACTATGTTGTTGACTACATACCAGAACCAATTGCGATTAATCCAAAACAGACATGGAGAAGTGATCGTGACTATGAGATTGGCATCGCTTATCTAGACGACTACGGCAGAATGACAACTGTATTGACCACATCATCTGACAATACAAATAACAACCAATCAAACTCTGTATACATACCTGCTGAAAACTCAGATACGGCAAACTCATTGGTTGTAAAGATTAAAAATAAGGCACCTGAATGGGCTACTGGATATAGATTCTTTGTTAAGCAGTCAAAGGGTGAGTACTATAATATTTTCCCAACTACATATATATCTGATGGCTCTTATAGATATTTCCTTATAAATGAGTCAGATAGAGATAAGATTAAGGTAAATGGATATATAATATTCAAATCATCTGGAACAGGTCCGACAAATTCAAACAAGCGTTTTAAAGTTCTAGAACTTGATTATAAAGCAGCAGGTTTTCAAGGAATATCAGGAGCACTAGAAGGGCTTTATTTTAAGATAAAAGCATCTTCATCAGATACATTCTTAAATTCAGCAAGTCAGCAAGTAAATTCATTTGTAGGATCAGGTAGAGGGCCAAAGCAAAATAATACATTTGGAACTGAGACTCTTGTTCCAGTAAGAGACAGGTTCGCAGCAACTGTGGTTGATACGGCATTTTATAGCTCAACAGGTGATAATACAACACTTCCTGCTGGACCACAGATTACTTTTGATAGTGGTTCATCTAGGGGAGATTGGAGGATATCTGTAGAAATATTACAAAATAATGAGTTTAGATGGACATCACATCCAAGCTTAAGTAGCTGGTCAAATCCAATTGCAATACCTACCGGAATATATACATTAATACCGGCTTCAAGTGGATTAGGTATAACATTTGTAATAAATTTTGACGCTGGAACATACACACCTAACGATCGTTGGGTTTTTAATGTAAGAGGCTATGATTATTTTAGAGGAACACCATCTGCTGCTAACCAAAGTGGGTTTGGTCTTCCTGTTTCACTTCCATTAGATTTAACATTAATGGCTGCTAATCCAAATATATATGGAGGCCATGCAATATTAAAAACA